CCACGCCTCGATGACGTTGGCCGCAGCCTCCGCCTTCTTCATGCCCCGGTAGCCGTACACCGTCTCGACCGGGCCACCGCCAGGGTTGGCGCCGATGATCTCCAGCGCTTTGCCCCATCGCTCTGGTGCCTTCTCGCGAGCCTCCTGGAGTGCTGGTGCGATCTTGGCCGCGGTGGAAATCAGCCCGCCCTTCCCTTCCTCGCGCTGGCCAGTGACCTCACGCCAGGCTGCGTACGTTGCATCGTGGTAACTGCCGTCCTTGAACTCCCCTGCCCATGCACCGGTGTGGTCTGCCAGCTTGTCGCGTGTCTTCTCTGAAACGCCGGCTGCAGTCTGCGCCTTGGAGATCTTCTCCTTGCTCTTCTGCACCACGCTGTAGACCGAGGCGCCGTTCGTTGGGTTGTCGTCATCGAACGGCATCCCAGAGAGCATCTTCGCTCCGATCACCTGGTCGTTCGTCGGCTTGATGTTGCTCCCGTTCCCCGCGGGCTTGGATGCGGTCGTGTTCGGGGCCGCGATGGCCTGCTTACCTGCCGCGGCTGCGGCTGCCTTCTTGGCCGCCTTCGTTGCGGCACCCTTCTTCGCGGCCTCGGTCATCTTCGACGCCTTCTCGAACGCGGCCTTCGACTGCGCCAGGTCCAGCTTCATCTTCGCCACAACCGCGTCCGCAGCAGCAGATTCCACGTCAGGATCGAGCGTCTTGGCAGCACCGAGTTGGTTCTCGACGTTGGAGAGTTGCGCCTCGATCTTGTCGAGGTCCTCCTTGGACTTCGCCTCTGCCACCGTGGCGCCGAGTTCGCCAGCAGACTGCTCGACGGCAGCAACCTTCCCTGCCGCGGCGCCCTTGTTGGCGAACGCGTCGTGCTCCTCCGGGGTCAGCGCGTCCTTCAACGCCTTCTCTGCATTCGTGAAGTCGTGGAGCGTCTTGATCCCGTCCTCGCCAAGATGCGCGCCTGGCCCCTGCGCGCCCAGCTTCACCGCCAGCAGCGCCATCTTCTTCTGGTGTTCGACGAACGACGCCTTCGCCTTGCCCTTCGGGGAGTGCACCTCGGCCTTCGCCGCCGCCGCCGGCGCAGCCTTCTTGCTCACCGCAGCTAGGAGCTTCACGTTGCCCGCGAGAGGGGCACCCTCCCCAGGCTCCCCGACGAACGGGATCACCTGCCCGTGGAGCGTGCGAAAGTAGTCCGCCGGGACATCGTAGGACTGGTCCGTGCGGACCTCGCCATCACCGCCGCCGTCGCCGTTACCCCCGTCCGCGTCCGCACGCTCCGCCTCGACCAGCACGACATCGACGCCACGGTCGGCGAGCCAGGACCGAGCATCCTCCGCGCTCATCTCGCTCTGCAGGAAGCGGTACCCCTGGACCGCACGCGTCCCGCGGGCAGCCTTGGGCTCACCGGCCAGCACGAGCACCCCGGGCTCTTCCTCTTCCGCGCTCAGCGAACGGAACCCATAGGCAGGCAGGACGTTGGCGATGTGGTAGGTCTTGCGCGACTTGGACGCCTCGTCCCCACGAGCACCCGGCTCCTGCTCGGACTCCTGCTCGGACTCCTGCTCGGTGGCCGTGCTCCCCGTCTCGCCTCCACCGGCCTCGCCGTCCTCCTCCGCTTCCTGGGACGGCGCCTCCTCCGTCAGCTCGACCTCGATCTCCACCTCGTGCCCGCCGAGGTTGCTGCCGTCCCCGCCCTCGCCGCCATCTCCCTCGCCGTCGCCCTTGGGTGCGGGTGCGGGCTCCGCCTCCTCGAACAGCACCGGCTCCAGCTTGTGCTGGCCGAGCCAGACGCGAGCCTGGCCCGGGGTGAACTCCTCGATGGCGAAGCGGTACGCCTGCACCGTCATCGGGCCGCCCTCGCCACGCCGCCCCAGCACCGCAGCGATCCCGGGCGCGAGTTGCTTGCGCCGGAAGGACTTCGGGTCGAACTCGCCCGGGTCGGCCATGCGGGCCGCATGCTCGCTGGGGTACGGCATCCTACTTCTTCAGCTTGGGCTTCGCAGCAGGCTTCGCAGCTTCCGCACTCTTCGGCTTGGCCAGGGGGAGTGCCTTGTCGAGAGCGCCGTGCGACTTCCAGTACGCAGCGGTCCACTCCTTGTTCGACCACGGATCCTTCTGCTTGCCGACCTTGTCGTTCGCTGCGCGCTCCGACGCAGACTCGATCGCGTTCAGACGATCGCTCTCCGTCTCGAACTCGAACGATCCAGCCACCTTGCCGGCAGCTGCCAGGTTGCCGCCCACGAGCTTGCCGTCACCGGGGTCGCCCGAGAACGCCATCACGCTCCCGTTCACCGTGCGGAAGTAGTCCGCGGGTTCCTCCGCATCGGCACGGGCCACCTCGACCGCGTACGCGTGCACGCCATGCTGGCCACCGAGAGACTCGATGTCTGCACCCGCATGCGACGTCACGAAGCCAGCCAGGTACGCATCGTCCTGACGCGCCGCATCCTCGCAGCCACGCTTCGATGCAGAGTTCTCCAGGAGGACTCGATCCTTGTTGGCCATCTGCTCACCCTGCCTTGCGCGTGCGGGTCTTGCGCGGGGACGGAGGTGCCGGCTCGCTGATCTCCGCGGGGACGTGGTCGGGCTCCGCTGGCGCCTCGACCACGGGCTCCGCCACGGGCTCCGCCACGGGCTCGATGGGCGCGGGCGGATCGGGGATGAGTACTGGCTTCGACTGGACGAGACCTTCCTTGATGGGCTGCTCCGTCAGCACGAGGTCCAGCACGCGGTCGAAGCCCATGTGCGAGAGCTGGTGCTCCGCGTCCTGGGCGTCCTCGCCGTGGACGACGAGCGTCTGCTTGCGGTGCCGCCCGATCTCGCCGACGCGCAGCCCCAGGAACTCCGCCTTGTACTCACGCATGCTCGTCTACCTGTCCGCCCGGTCAGATCCCGAGCTGCTGGAGCACGTCCTCGATGATGGGCTGCGCGACGCAGCGACAATTTATCGAGCCGAATCCAGGATGTCCGCCGACAGACGGATCGTCCGGGTCGCCCGGCGGGTTGGCCCACTCGTAGACCTTGCCGTCCCGCGCCCGGTGGCTCGTCGCCTCGTCCTCGGGGTCCGCGCCGCGCGCCTGCGCCTTCGCGTCCGGACGGACACGCTCGTCCTGCGCCGACAGCCAGCGGTAGCGCGTGATGCCCAGGTCCTGCTGCCTGGCGCTGTCGAGCTGCCCGTGGACCTTGGCGATCTGGTCCCTGGCGATCAGCCGGCCGCGGGTCTGCGAGACGCCGAACCGACCCGCGATCTGCTCGCCCATCGTCTCCGGCCGCGTCCCCGAAACCAGTCCCCGGCCGACGATGCCCTCGACCTCACCGAAGAACTGCGAGGCGATGCTCTGGATCAGCGCGACGTTCGTGGCCCGGAAGACCTCCTCCCGGGCGGCGAGCCCCACGTCCCGCATCAGGGGATTGATCCCCAGGAGCGACTTGAACGTCTCTCCGAGCGACTGCCGGACGGTCCCATCCACGAGCCGGAAGATCACGCCCAACTCCCCGCCCAACCGCTCCGCGACCCAGGTCTTCGCCCACTCCAGCGAGACCCTGCGCACCAAGGAAAACACCCTGCGTGTGATGGTCTCGCCAGACGCATCCACACGGACACCGCTCATCCGTTCGAGCTTCGCCACGGCTGCCGTCCCTGGGTCACCCTCGGGCTCCGGCAGCACCTCGCCCTCTGCCTCTCGCAGCAGCCGCATCAGGTCCGGCATCAGGGAGCGGCGCATGTCCTCGACCGCAGCGTCTACCAGCTTCCGCATCCTCTCCTCTGCTCGGAAAGGACGGAGCGGACGCGGCGCACGAGGCAGGCGCCTCGGTCTGCGTGGCTGGCGCGGGGTCTGCATCTACACTCCGTAGTGCGGTTCCGTGGAGTCGAACGATCTCCAGACTCGGGGCTTGGCCGTCGCGCTCGCGACTCAGGGCGCATAGGGCGTCCTCGCCGGGCGCTACCCCGACGTCCAGCACGCCTACACCCTCCGGCGGGGTTCCCAACCCCCTGGACCGCATGCGGCGCTCGCCCTCCGGCCTTGGCAGCGCCTCTCTCTGCCCACCCACCCGCGGGCAGCCTCCAACCCAGCCTCCTCGTCCCGTGCTGGCCGCGCCCGTGACGAGGCACCGCGGACCAGGTCAGGTCCGCGTCGGTGTGCTACCCGATCGCGATGCAGGTCACCACGTCGCCGGCCTGGTTGTTCGGCGTGGCCCCACCCGCCAGCACCAGGCGGACGTCGTTGGCGACGATGGCCCAGGCCTCGTTCTGCGGCCGGGCGTGGTTGATGATGACCGAGTCCATCGGACCGAAGTCGAAGTGGAACTGCACCTCGCCCGCGGTCACCTGGTCGGCATCGATGGTGATCTGCTTCATGGCGAACCGCTGACGCGTGTCCAGCATCCCGCCGTAGGTCGCCGCCGCATCCCAGATGTCCGCCGCCGCGTCCAGGTTCTCCGTGACGTTGCGCGGCGTCTCGCTCGGGACCGTCTCGACGTAGAGCACCACGGTGTCGCCCGGGATGTCGATCCCGGTGTAGCCCACGGGCGCAGCCACGTTGTACGCGATGCGCGCCGCGTCCACGACTCCGGACAGGGCATCTGCGAGGTTGATCCGGGCGTTCGCCGCAGCGACCCCACGGTACACCCAGATCCGCCCCGCGGTCCCGCCGGTCGGCGGGGTGTTGTCCCGGAATTCGATCGGGACCACGGTCCCGTCCGTGCCCTGGACGCTGATCCAGTCCGCGTTGAGCGGAAGCGTCGCCAGGAACAGGCGGTCCTGCATCGGCGCGCCACGGTGCACCGCCGGACGAGCCCCGGCGGCGAACTTCGCCCCGGCTCCGCCACCGATCACCTCGGCGATGGTGAAGTACGCGTCCGCGAGCTTGGCGCGACCGTTCGCGCTCGCCTGCAGGAAGCCCGCGGCCATCTTCGCCAGGCCTGCGACCGTCGCGGCCAGGGCTCCGTCGGCCAGCGCGACAGTGTCCACGGAGCGAGGCGCAGGGTTGGCCATCCCGCGGACCGACGCGGTGGACAGCGCGTCCGTCCCCGCGTGCTCCTCGCCACCGGCCGTGGTCCCGAGCAGCAGGTCGTCCGCGATGTTGTTGACCAGCCCCGCCGCGATCACGACCGTGGCGTTCCCGCCGAGCAGCCGGGAGGTCACGTAGTAGCGCAGCGTGGTCGGGTCGTAGGAGAAGATGCACGCCTGCCCGGCCTGCGCGGCGAGCTGGTTGTACGCAGCCACGATCAGCGCAGCCGAGTTGAGCGCCACCGCAGCCGCGCCGCCGATGGAGAACGCTGCAGGGTTCGGGACCGTCAGCGCGACCAGCCCGGCACCGTTGACGTTGACCCGCAGGTCCGCGTTCACGCCCGCGGCAGAGATGTCCAGCGAGCCACCGGGCAGCCCACAGCTCTGCGCGGGCAGCGGGAAGGAGAGCCCCTGCCGCGACCGCAGGTCCTCGATCCAGCCCGTGCCGGCCGCGCCGTCCGCGGTGATCGTCCCGGCCATCGCAGGCACGACCACCCGCGCCAGCGGCACGTCCCCGGCGGTCAGGGCGGGGTCTGCCGGAGCGCCGGCCGCAGCACCCTCGCGGACCGTCAGCACTCCAGCCTCGGTGCAGACCACGACGTCCCAGCGGGGGTTCACTGCGTCTGCGATCGCGATCACCAGGCCAGCGCTCGTCGGGCACGTGGCCTTGCGACCGCGGTGGCTGACCACCGTTCCGCCCGTGACGACGCGGACGCTCATCGCCGGCACAGCCAGCGGCGTCACCGCGCCCTCTGCTCCCACGCCGACCACGACACCCCGACCCGCCGCGGCAGTCGGCGGGGTCGTGATGTCCATCGCCACCTGAGCCCGAGTCAGCCGGACATCGGTGTTGATCTTCTCCTCGGTCAGGAAGTCGTCGGCCATCTTGAGCCGGCCGGCCGCGTCCGCGGACAGTGCGCCGCTCCGGAGATGCGCAGTCGCCACGGACTGCGAGCCGAGCACCTGTGCCGCCTGGCCGCGGGCGTGGTCCAGGTTGTCGCAGCCGGGGATCGCCACCCCGCCGTTCGCAGTCAGCAGGCAGAGTTCCGCGCCGACGTCCGCACCCGTGCCCGCGGCCAGAGCCACGGACGAAGTGGAGCCACGCGTTCCGGAGGTCACGAGGTAGCGGCCAGACGCAGCGTCGTACCGCACCTCGGCCAGGGTGTACGCCGCGGACGCGTGCGCCGCCCGAATGGAGACCTGCAGCGCCGCAGCGATCAGCGCGCCGGAGTTCAGCCCAGCCTTGGCAATCTCGCAGTTGTGCGCACCGATCCCGTCGAGGTCGACGTTGATGTCCCGGGTCGCCGCGCCACCGGTGATGTCCGTGCTCGGCGTGATGCCGGAGAGCGTCAGGCCCGCAGTCTTGCCGCGGTCCTGCGCCAGCTTCACGTCCGTCAGGAACAGGTCCGCGAACTTGTCCCTGGCGGCTGTCGTGGCCGTCCAGAAGCCGTCCACGAACAGCGCCTGCGCCGTCGCAGTCAGCCCGAAGAAGCCCGCGGCGAACTTGTTGCGGCTGGCGTCCGCCGCAGCGAACAGCCCGTCCGCGAACTTCGCGATCAGCGAGTTCGTCCAGAAACCGTCCGCGAACTGCGCCGCGCTCGCCGCCACCCCGGCGCCGAAGTACCCGGCGGCCATCCGCGAGCGACCCGCCGCGTCCGCGGTCAGCAGGCCGGGCGGCATGTAGTCCTGGGAGACGAGGTGGATGATGGCGACCTTGCACGGGAGGCCACTCGTGTCCAGCGTCTCGACGAACTGCACCGCGTTGGCGACCCATCCGGTCGCCTCCAGCGTCTCGACCGCGGTGTTGACCGCATCGTCGGTGTCGTAGATGTTGCGGATCGGCACCAGAACGGTTCGCGCCTTGGTCGTCGCCATCTGCCAGCTCCTTGTGCCCCAGGCGGCCACCGGCCGTCCGCTGATGAACGGAAACATGGCCCGCACGACCGCGTCTCATGCGGATCCGCGAGCCATCCTTTTGCCGAATCGGACAGAATTCGCCGCTGGCGGCACTACCATGCGCCGCAGGGCGATTCGCGTGCTGTTTGACGCGCCGCAACTGCGCGGAACAACCACAGTTCTACAGAATGGCGATTTTATTGGGTCGCGTATGCACCGCAGCCAGATGGGTGGCCGCAATGGCGCAGAATCACAAGTCTTTCTGGGTCAGAGGAACCGATACATCGCGGCGAATGTACCGTCAGGACTCGGAAGGTTCCTCCTCTGTCGATGCCGCGAACGCCTTGTGCTCCTCGGGGAAGTCCTTGGCGAACGGGCCGATCGGCTCCCCGCCCATCACCGTCACCGGCTTGCTCAGGTCCGGAGCGCACCGCAGGCCCAGCACCGCCGTGGCCCGACGCGCGATCCGCTCCGTCGTGCCCTCGTCGACGTCCAGGAGCCCGCAGTCGTCGTCGTAGACGGCCTTGTAGAGCCCCCAGATCTCCTCGTCGCTCATCTTGTCCAGGTCGAGCACCTTCGCCATGGCCAATCACCTCCCGTGTTCTCTGCATCATACCACATCTGGCCATGGAAATCAGGGGATCCACTCGCCCTTCTTCGCCTTCTCCCACTGCGCGATCGCCTTGTCCCGCACCTTCTGCTGCGCGGAATAGGCTGCATCCTCGCCGGATACGGTCTGCAGGTTGGTCAACGCCTCGCCGAGCTTCTTTTCCGCCGCCTCCGCCTTCGGATGGTCGGGTCCGTGCTCCAACACTGCGGCGGTCCACGCGTCCGCCGCCTCGTCCACCTCGACCTCGCGGAGCACGCCCATGGAGTGCTTCTCGTAGTCCTCGCCGGCTTCCTTGGCCGCTTCCTCCAAGAGTGCGTCTGCCGCACGCTCAGCCTTGATGGCTACCTTCTTCTCTTCCATGCTCAATGTAGGGTTGGACCTGGCCTTGTTGGACGCGACCAACGCGGCAGCGTACGACTCCTTCGCTGCGGAGAACTTCGCATGAGCCTTGGCTTTCACCGAAGCCGCGGCCTTCTCCTTGGCGTGCTCGCTGGCGCCCTTGTCCAGCAACCCGAGGAGCTTCGCGTGCCCGGCAAGGGGTGCCCCGGCACCTGGCTCACCGACGAACGGGATGGTCTGGCCGAGCACCTCGCGGAAGTAGTCCGCGGGGACGTCGTACGCGAGGTCCACCCGCATCCTGGCCGCGAGCACGAGCGACGCCCTGCGGATCGCGGCATCACGCGTCACGATCCCGTCGTCGCTGTCTGCCTTCTGGGTCGGTGCGCCAGGCAGTCCGCCCGGCGAAGGTGCGCCAGGAGCAGGCGCGCCAGGAGGAGTGCCCTGCGTCGGGTCCTCCCCCTCGATCAGCGCCGTCTCCCCGCTCCACTGCCCACGCCCGAACCTGCTCTGCCGCACCTCGCCCGCGCTCAGGACGCCCATCTCCAGGTACGTCTTGTCCGTGGACGCCTGCTTGCTACGCTGTTCGGTCTTCTCCCCCTCCGACTGCTCGTCCAACGGTAGCCAAGTCACCTCCCACTTCTCGGGCTCCTCGCCCTTGCACGGGCCGCCCTTCGCCAGCGCAAGCAGCCGCCCCACGTACTCGACGTGACGGCTCAGCTCGTTGTGCTGGTACGCCGCAACCCGCGTCTTCCACCACCGCCAGCCCGCCTCGTCGTCCGTGCTCAGGCCAGAAGGCGAGTGCCCGAACAGCACCGTCAGCGCCATCTCTGCCGTGGCGGCGATGCCCTGCGCCTGCCGGTCGTACAGGTCGGCCAGGCCAGCGACCGACCTGGTCACGTACTCCATCTTCTCGCCTTCGCCGAGCAGCACCGTGCCGAGCACGTCCCGGCTGAGCGAGATCATCCGCAGGCGCTCCAGCGCGGCCTCCCGGTTCTTCCCGGAGAGCAACGCCTGGAGCTGCGGCATCGTCATGATGCCCGTCGAGTAGCTCCGCAGCAGCACCCCGAGATCACCCTCGGTCCGCCGGAAGTCCACCACCAGCCGCCAGCACCGCTGGAGGACGCTGTCGTGCGAGTTGCTGTTCTCGTTCTGCAGCCGGGGAGGCAACCAGATGCCGCTCAGCACGATCATCCGGCTGCGGTGCACGTACGCGTTCGGGACGCTCGTGCCCGTCGCCGAGTACGGGTAGATCGCGTAGACGTCCGGCTCGGAGAACCCGGGCTCCAGGAAATTGTTCTGCCAGGAGTGCGGCTGGAACTGGTCCCGCTCCATGAGCGTCGCGTGCGTCACGCGCCGGATGCGCCCGGTGTCCACCGCCTGCGTCACCTCCTGGCCGTCGTCCACGCCCAGGTAGATCGCGGAGATGCCGTCCTTCCTGGCGAGCTTGCCGGCCCGGTTGAGCAGGTCCCGCATCCCGACCCGCCACAACTCGTCACCGATCGGGTCGTCCCCACCCTCGACGTCGTCGCCGTAGGTGATCTCCCACCCGCGGCGGGTTGCCTCGTCAGGCAGCGCGCAGCAGATGCGTTGCGCGTAGACGTTGGTGCGGTACAGGTCGTCGAGCGAACTCTGGTCCAACCAGAACGCGGGCTCGATCGCCCCAGGGGATGCCGAGCCGGACGATTCCTTCCACGAGGACAGGACTTCGGAGAGCCCGTCCGCGCGAAACATCTCGTCCGTGTCCGTGGCCATCCACTGCTCCGGGTCACCCAGACAGGACAGGACGTCCCCTGGTTGTGCTCGCCTGGTTGTTCGAGGATGAGGGCATCATCTCGCGCCATTCTGGCGCGCTCAAGGAAAATCGCCCGACGCGCGCGGGCGCGCGCGTTATGTAGACAACGCGCTCCGGACCGCGCCCATGGCCAATCTGTGGTGCCTCAACGCCGCGGGGGGACCGCTCAGGCAAGCCGCGCCCGCAGCCTCCTTGTACGTCGCCCCGAGGCGGTATACCGCGACGAGCACCTCGTCCGTCGCGTCCGTCCACTCCGGGCACGCGCGCCTGGCCCGGGAGACCACCGCCGCCGCAGAGGACAGCCTGGACGCAGCCTCCTCGATACGGCCAGCTGCCGACGACCGACGGCCTCCTCCGATCGGGGAGTTCGGATCTGGAAGGCGGGAGGCGTGCAGCCCCATCGCGTCCTCAAGGCCGACCGCCCAGCAGCGCAGCACTGCCGACGGGTGCGGCCAGCGCTCGTCGTCCCCCGCCTTGCTGCAGCAAATCGTGCTCCGCTCGTTCCCCAGTCCGGCGAGGTACATCTGCGCCGTGGCCGCGGGGTCGAGGTACATGCACGGGATGCCAGCCTTCTTCGCGATGCTCTCGACGGCCTCCGTGTCCGGCCCCTGGTGCACCACGACCACGACGTCCACACCTCGCCGCCTCCCCCACCCGAGGATCACCCGCCGCTCGTGCGCCGCCAGCAACTCGCCACCGTGGTACTCGTCCTTGCCCGGCATGGTCGCGCAGACGAAGGTGGCCTTCCCTGCCAGCATCTGCTCCAGTCCGGCCTGCACGCGCCGGAGCCTGTCGGCAGCCCGGACGGTCCCGCAGCCGACCGTGGAGTGAGCGAGGTAGACCAGGCCACGCAGGATGGTGCCCGTGCCGCTCAACGCCGCCTCCTGTAGCATCCGCTGCAGTAGATGTGGCCTGCGCCAGGACGTCCCCCGCAAACCGGGCACACCCCGTCCTTCGCCTTCGCCCTCGCCAGAGACCTCGGCCACCCGCCTTCGCCGCGATCATAGCACGCGGTGGTTGCCCAGAACAGAGGACGGCCTGCGCTGCCAGATCGACGGCTCGGAAGTGGGGTCCCGCATCCGCACAAGCACAACTCGGGTACACGGTCGCGATGGCCTGGGCTGCACTTCCTGCGTCCGTTGGTCCGCCAGACCTCGCGGTCCGCAACCCGAGGATCACGAGGACCAACCTCGCAGCCCATCTTCGACAGACCGAGACGCAGCTTCTCAACCGCGTTCATCTCGATCTGGCGCACACGCTCCCTTGTCACGCCCAGCAGGTCGCCGACGGCCTCCAGCGTGATCCACCCGTCGCCTCCGGTGTCGTCGCAGTCGCAGTCGGCATCGACCCCGTCAACACGCACCAACCCGTCTGCTACGTCGAGCGAGCACGACACCGGGAGGTCCCAGCACGCATCCAGCGGGACGGGACGAGCAGTCCGCAGTCCACCAACCGACATCACATCGAACGCCAGGTGGTGCCGGCAGCCGACAAACGGGCACGGACGCTCCTTCGGGCACTCCCCGCGGGTTGCAGGACGGCTGTGCTCCCACGGGTCGATGCCGTTGGCGGCAAGCTCACGCCTCGCCCGCGCAACCTGCAACTCCAGTTCCTTGGCCTGGACGGTGTGGACGTGCGGCACCTACGCCTCGCTCTGGCCAGCACGGACCTCGGCGGCTAGGCACTCCAGCAGTCGGCGCATGTCGCTGCCGACCAGGACCAGCGGCCGGCCCGGCCACTCATGGCACCGCCAGCCCGCGACGCAGACGTCCCACCAACGGGAGCAGCAGACGCCGCAGGTCGTATCGTCGCAGGTGCGGGCGAGGAGCATCATGCGCGGGCGGTTCATCTCCCACCTCCACGCAGCGTGCTGCACTCGCAGCAATCCATCGTATCGTCCAGCGTCCACGTCGGCGCGGGCGTCCCCTCCAGCATCCGGAAGCGGGCGTCCAAACCGGTCTGCCGCCACCACTCGTGCCTGCCGAGCACGAGGTATGCACAGCCCGGAGGTTGGTCTGGCAGCGGAGCCACCGCTACTCGCCCACGGCATCCTGCGTAACTGGCCAGCGCCCCATCCGGATCGGTCTTGCTCCCCCGCAGACGCAGCAACTCCAGTGCCGCCGGCGTGGCCGACCACGGGTCGAGGAACGTCGCCCGCGGCAGGTCCCGCCCGTGCCGCAGGATCAGGCGGTTGTCGGCGCACATGCGCTTGTCGGTCGACATCCCGCCAACCTGGATCTGGTAGAGCCCGAGCGAGCAGCCCTTGTCCCCGACGGCATCCGCGCGTCCCCTGGACTCGTTCCACGCGATCGAGAGGAGCAGCCTGCGCTCTGAGGGTGTGGCGCCCGCCTCGGTGGCCGCGGTCCAGATGATCGACTCGACGGACTCCCATGTGGCCGTGTTGCGGAACCGCTCGCCAGACTTCGGCGGGACGGGCACTGTCGCCGCGGCGACGTCCGCCCAGAAGAGCAAAGCCAGGGATGCCGCCAGGATGGCCACGGGCCGCCAGACGAACGCCAGCAGCGCGAGGACGCGGCGCCTCATGGCTCCCTCGCGTCCGCGAACAGCGGGCACCCGTCCTCGACCTCGGGCTCCTGGGTGGCCCGCCCCGTGGTGATCCACCGCTCCCACGTCGCCTCTGGGTCTGCGATCTTCGCCGGGTAGTTCCTGATCCTCCGAGTCAGCGTCGAGTCGGGATCGTCGGGGTCCTGGACGGATTCCAATTCCGTCCACTCCGGTCCAGCGGCGAGGTTCGCCTCGAATGCTTGGTTTCTCTCGGCGCAGAAGGCCAGCCACGCCTTGCGCATGGCCGCGGCGATGTGCGGCCAGCGGACCGCACTCTGCGGGGCAGGGCAGAGGGGGCAGAGCACACACCCGATCCGCCGCTGGCCCTCCGCGTACAGCGAGCAGGCCGGGATGCCACGGGCTCGCAGGTAGCCCCACACGTCCGCGTCGGTCCAGTCGATCAGCGGGTGCAGATAGCTCTGACCATGACCCTGCCTCGCGGGCTCGACCATCTTGCGCTTTGCCCGCCTGGGGCTCTCCGCCCACCGCACGCCGGTCAGCACGACACGGCCAGGGTAGGAGTGCTCTTTCAGGCTGCGGCAGCACCAGCGGCGCCATCGGGAGGGGAGGCCATTCTTCCTGATCAGCTCGACCATGCTCTTCTCTGGCCGGTCCATGATCGTCTCGGGGTGGTTGCGCCGGATGTGGCGCACGACCTCGGGCGGGTCGATCGTCGTGGCGTGGTAGTGCGCCTCGTAGCGGACGCCCGCCTCGATCGCCAGCGCGCGCAGGGCTTCGGAGTCCTTGCCGCCCGAGTCGCAGAGGATGTACCCCTCGGGCGCCTCCGGCTCGAACTCGCGCAGGCGGGCCACGGAGAGGGTCACCAGCCGCTCCCACCGCTCGGAGCTGTCCAGGAGATCTCCCTGCATCACTTCCCTCCGGGACTGCCCGCATCGTGAGCAGCCTCCAGCAAGACCCGAGCGCGCCTGTCCAAGACTGACGTCCCGCACGACCCGCGAAGCAGTCCGGCCTCCTGGAGCCGCAGGAGCGAGTCGAGGACCAACAGGTCCGCGTCGGTCAACCCTGAGAGAATGTGGGCAACCCAGGCGGCACGCAGCGGGGCACCCTTCGCGTGCTCCTCGTCTGCCTGCGCCTGGAGTCCATCCAGGTAGGTCTGCGGCGCGGTCACTGCTCGCTGCTCTCGTCCTCGGGCTTCCCGCAGTTGACGCAGGCACCGGGGGGAAGGGCTGCCGCGTCTTCCTCGGCCTCGGCCAAGGCCTGGTGTTCCTCGTCCAGCGCAGCGATCGCCTCCGGCGTGTTCTGCTCCTCGGGGGAGACGGCGTCGCCGATCTTCGCCTGCTCCGCGGCGCGGCGCTCTTCCTCCGCCTTCGCCATCGCCTCTGCCTCGGCCTTCGTCAACGGCACACCCTCGTCCCGCAGGAACGCACGCAGCCACAGCGACTCCTCCCCGCCGCTGTTCAGCGCCTTGTTCACCGCGCCCATCACGAAGCGCAGCCGCTGGTTCTCCTCGATGATCTGACGCCCGATGCTGTCGACGTCGTCACCGCTCAGGTGCACACCGGGAGGCGGTACGACCGGCCCACCCGCAGGACCGTTCAGCCTGATCCCCGCCTTCTTCATCTCCTCCTGGAGCCACTCACCGTGCCCCGGAATGCCAGACAACTTCCCCAGGAAGCCGGCCAGCCCGTTGACGATGCGGTCCGCACGCTCCCTGGCACGGTTCGCGGACAGGACGCTTGCACTCACCGGACGACCGTTCTTCATCTCTGACCTCCGAGGTCTACTGGGGGCTTCGGAACCTCACTCCCGAATCGCCTGCCAATCCAACGGAACAGGTAGTCCACAATCGAGGACGCGTGGCCGATGGCATCGTCGCCCGACCATCCGCTCGGCTCGAACCGTTGGTGAGAGAACTTCTCCACGAGGTCGTCAATCGGAGCGCCGTACTGCAGCGCCACCGACACGGCCGTCGAGAAGACGTCCATCATCCCGGCCATCGTGGAGCCCACCTTGCTCAGGGTGACGAACACCTCCCCGGGGCTCCCGTCTGGGTACATGCCGACGGTCAGGTAGCCAACGTTGCCAGCGACGTCGAACTTGTGGGTGATGGACGGACGCTCGCTCGGCATCGTGCGCTTGCCCTGCCGTCCCCGCATGGCCTCTTCAAGTTTGGCTTCCATCGCTGCACGCTCGACTGCACGCTCGACTGCGGCGAGGTCGAGAGCTGCTTTGACCTGCCGCAGCCACTCATCGGGGGTGGGAGTGTTGTTGGACGGAGCCGGCGGCTTGCCGTCGTAGACGAGGTAGAGCAGCACGCCCGCGGCTCCGACCCACTCACGGGTTTCCGCCTGCGCCTGCCAGACCTGGCGCTGCTCATCGGTCGGTACCTCACCGCGCAGCGGAGGCACTGGCACACCCTCGGGGTCGCCGCATCGAGGAGCTTCGGTGTCTGCTGGTTCCCCGTCTGCTGGTTCCTTGCAACTCGCCATCACCCCTGCTCCACGAGCCGCCAGCCCCGGCGGTGCCAACCCTCCATGACCATGCTCCCGCGCATCGGCCCGGTGTGCTTGCCGACGTGCTCCCAGACCACCAGCGCCTCGCCGTAATGGCCAGGAGGATGGACGCCCACCACCAGCCGCTTCTTGCCCCGCCGGTCCTGCCACACCTCGCCCGGGGCGGGGTCGCGCCGCTTGGTCTCTTCGCTCATGCACCCTCCCTGCACGCCCGGCCACGGGCCGCAATGCCGTCTCCGTCCGTCGCGTCCAAGCGCAGCACGTCCAACCCAATCGGGCACACGCGGCCCGGGTACTCGTGGTCCTGGCACTGCTGCGGGCGGTCGTCCCGCCAGGGTCCGATCAGTCGGACAAGCTCGCTGGGGTAGATGGCGCAGACCGCAACCGTCCCCGGAACGACAACCGAGGACACGGAGAGCCGAGCGGGCTCATGGTGCGGCAGCAGTGGCCGCAGCGCAGGCAGATCACGATTCAGCCTCGCCGGGCCACATCCCCGTCTCGTCGACCACCGTCACCTGCATCTTCTGCGGCTGCGGCCACTGCGGCTGCACCGGCTTCCCGTGCCGAGCCTTCGCCCGCTTCTCCCTCGCCTCGCGCCGCTTCTTCGACCCTGCTCGCGCCATCACCGCCTCCGTTGCTTTGCTGCTCCCGAACGTGAGGACATCATGGCATAACGAGGACAGGCAATCAACCAAAAAGGACACCGACGGTCGCTTTTATGCTCTCCGAGTTGCCTGCCTTCCAGCCCCCGGCCCCTACATCCACCACGCCCCAGTCGCTCGGTCCCACCGATCCCACGAGAGCGTCGCGTACAGCACGAACATCGTCGCCAGGATCAGGTCGTCGTGCTGCCCCGAGGTTGCCTCCGCACGGTCCGGGCTCACCCACTCGAAGCTGTACGCCTCCGCGATCCACCGCAGCGACCGCACCGTGATCAACCCCTGCCGCACCGCACCCATCAGCCGCCGCACCATCTCCGGCCGGCACTTCCCCGTGCTCAGCCCCAACTCCGCCGGCTGGCTGTTCGGCTCCCGGTAATTGACGTACCGGTACAACTGGAGCGCGTACCCCTTTGCCGCCAGGTGGTCCCGTGCCGCGTAGCACGTCGCCAGCCCCATCCCGTCGTTCTCGATCACCAGCAGGCCGTCGTTGTACAGGTGCGCCGCCTCCACCGCCTCCACACCCAGCACGTCCGGCGGCATCTGCGCCCAGAACTCCGCCACCTGCACCAACTGCGGGTAGCGGAACACCTCGATCACCGAGTAGTCCCCACCCGTCCCCTTCGCCGTGTCCGTGCTGGCGATGTACTGCGACCCCTCCTCCGGCTCCTCGTAGATCTCCCACGCCCCGCCCATCTCGGTCCGCAGCACCCGCCGCGGCATCTCGTGGAGTTGCACGTCCCAGCGGTGCACCACGTCCATGTCGAGGACGGCGTTGCCCGAGCCGAGGTACTCGATGTCCAGCTCCTGGGCGATGATCCGCGGGGACGGCTCGGCCTCGCACCGCCCATCGTACCAGGGAGAGCGCAACTGCCCGGGGATGAACTCGCCCTTGTCGGTCGTGGTGCCCAGGCCGCGGTACAGCCCCGGCGGCGTGAACGCCTGCTCCGCGTACTTCGCCCGCCCCTCCTCCACCATCTTCGCCAGGTACGCCGGCGTGCAGTCCCGCTTCTTCGGGTGCAGGCTCCAGTGCAGCCGCACCGTGCGCACCTTCCCGCTCCGGCGCATCCGGTAGAACGACCCGTGCGCGCCCTTCGGCGTCGTCACGAAGATCCGGGTGCTCGTGCTCTCCGAGGTCGCCGCAGCCACCGACTCGTCGCACGGGATCGACGCGAACTCGTCCAGGAAGATCACCGAGTACCGGCCCTGCCTGGAGAAGTCTGGGTTCGCCGCCTCGCCCGTGATCGCGGCTCCCGTCTCCGGGTTCAGCAGCCGCATGCTGAGATCATGTAGACGCCAGTCGAACCCGGCCGGCATCATCCACGCCGGCATGCGCTCCAACATGTAGCGCAGCTTGCCGAAGTGGGACGCGGTGTCCCCGCGCTTGTCGACGAAGTTCTCCACGCGAGAGCCGAGGTGCGCGGAGAACGCCTCGTCGAACAGCCAGTGGTGCAGCACCCAGAGCAGCACGCACCAGGTTGCCCCCATGTCCCGGCTCTTCTCGACCAGCAGGTCCCGGCCCGCGCGGTACTGCTCCTCGATCGTGGCCACGAACTCGCGCTCGTACGGCCAGAGGATGAACGGGAAGTGGTTCGGCTTCGCCTCGGGACGAGGGTCAAAGGTCCACCCGAGAGCCCCCGCGAAGTACTCGACGCTCTCCTTGCACCGGGAGCGCACCGCGAGGCGCACGGCCGCATCCGTCTCCGCTCGACGGGCCAGGTCGGTCCGCCAGGCGAGGTTGGCTGCGTGCTCGGTGGGGTAGGTCAGCGACGAGGAGAGGTTGGGGTCGGCCGCAGCAGAGGACGTCTTTGCGTGCCTCCGTGCCCGCTCCTCCATGAGCGCCCGCGCCTGGGTGAGCAGGTCGACGCCCTCGACCCTGCGCTCCTTCGTGCCACGCTCGTCGCCCGGGGATTCGATCCGCACCAGCTCGGGCTCGGGCCTCCTGGGTTGCGTCCTCGGCACTGCCCTCGGCATCGCCTGCGTCCAGCGCACGTCATCCGTCCTTGGCCAGCGCGCCAGGGCCAGCCGCGAGCCCGAGTTCCGCCGCGAGCTTGGTCCACCGCCGGCGGATCACGTCCACGTACTTCGGGTCCAACTCTGCGAGAAACGCCCGACGTCCCAACTTGGCAGCGGCGATCAGAGTGCTGCCGCTCCCTCCGAATGCGTCAGCGACTGCCCCACCCGGCTCGACGTGGTTGGCGATCGCCCGCTCGGCCAGAGCGACCGGCTTCTGCGTCGGGTGGGGGGTCCTTTCATCCTTGGAACCCGACATGATGTGCAGCGGGCTGGGCTCGGTCCAGAGAGTCGTCTGCTTACGGTCGCCGATCCAGTGGGCGGTCGACCCCTTGCGAACGGCATACCAGCACGGTTCGTGCTGCCAGTGATACGCGGACCGGCCGATCGCTGCAATCGTCTTCCCCCAGATGATCTGCTGGCGAACCTCGCAATCGGCAGATCGGAGCGACTGCATCACGACGTCGGCGAAGGCTGCTGCGTGCCAGACGTAGAAAACCGAGCACGGCCAAGCCTTCCAGACCTCGGTCCAGTCAGAGCGGTCGTCCGAGGTTACCTTGCCCTTGCGCGCCTCGCCCATTGTGGCAATCCCTGCCTTCTCCCGCCACTCGGCATCGTACTGCACTCCGTAGGGCGGATCTGCGAACATGAGCACCGGGACTTCCCCGCCGAGGAGTCGAGCCACGAGCGCCGGGTCGGTCGAGTCTCCGCATGCCACGCGGTGCCTGGGGACGGGGACGCCGCGGGCGGAGCTTCCGCAGCGAGGGCAAGATCGCACCTCGGTCATGGCTCATCCAGTGCGCCGGCACCCGGCGCGATGCCCGTCGCTCGGGCGTGGCGCGTGAAGCGACGACGGATCACGTCGACGTAGCGCGGGTCCATCTCGCCGAGCACGGCGCGCCGGCCTAGCTGCACCGCGCTCTCCGTGGTTCCGGCGAAGGCGCCGGCGTACAGGATGAACTCGTGCTGCCGCCGGTAGCCCCGCCCCAGGCCGAACGACGGCTTCGCCCAGACGATGAGCGACCGCCACGCCGCCAGCCGCTGGAACACCGGCGCGCTCTTCCAGTGGCAGCACACGTACACCTCGGTCGCCCCGAGCTCGTGCAGGCACGCCACCGCGGCCATCGTGCGCCGGGCGAAGTCGGAGTACTCCTCGACCGGCAGGTCGTCGTTGAGGATCACGGCGAACTTGCCCGGCACCCGGCCGGCGAAGGCCTCGTTGTATGGCGGGTCGGTGAAGACCAGCCGCGGCGGTCGGTGCTGCGGGTCGGCCGCGACCACCACGCCGATCAGCGCCGCCAGCTGCGCCTGGTCCAGGGAGTCGCCGCACTGCACCAGGACACGCGGCTGCGGGACGCCGGCCACGTGCTTCCCGCACTTCGGGCAGGGCCGTGCGGTCATGGCTGCGCCGCCGCGTCCTGGGGGGCGGGCTGGGCGGTGCGCTCGTCGAGCGCACCGCCACCCGCGGCCAGGTTGTGGGCGCGCAGCCAGCGGGTGAGGCGCCGCCGGATGACGTCCATGTACTTCGGCGAGATCTCGACCCCGAGCGAGAGGCGCCCCTCCTGCGCTGCGGCGATGGCCGTGCTCCCCGACCCCATGAACGGGTCGGCGATGGTGTCGCCGGGGTCGGAGTAGGCCCGCACGAAGAAGGTCGGCAGGGCGACAGGGAAGGCGGCGGAGTGCTCGCCAGTCCCCCCAGAAGGGATCTCCAAAACGTTCGACGGCAGCGCCATACCGTCGCAGAAAGTCCTCCTCTCTCCTTTTTGGAACCCATCATCGTTGAGTTCAATGTGTGTCTCGCTGGAGTAAACAAAAGCGTTCGTGGTCTTAGACGCATTGCGCTTGGCGTCAAACTTGATCGCCTTGTTCGCAGAGAAGTGAAAAATAGGCTCCCAAGCGTCCTTGAATCTGCTCGGGAATGTGCCAGGCATCCCGTTCTTTGTGTCCCGCCAGCACAACTCATCCACGAACCGCCACCCCCACGCCTCGACCATGCGGATCACAAGCCGCTTGACGTACAGGTGCCGCTGCCCGTCCTCGCAGTGCTCCTTGATGTTGACGAAGAACGACCCGTCCCCGGCGAGCACGTCCCGCACCCCCGCCTGCACCGCCTCCCACCAGTCCCCGTACTCGTCCGGCGGGATCGGCTTGAAGCCACTGCCCTCGTCGTACTTGCGCTGGCTGGCGTAGGGCGGCGAGGTGAAGACCACGGTCGGCCGCGCACCGCCCGCGCCGAGCAGACGTTGCCACGACTGCGGGTCGCGGGAGTCGCCGCAGACCAGCAGGTGGCGCGGCCTCGGCATCCCGTGCATCCCGGAGGTGCACCGCGGGCACTTCTTCGCCTCACCCATGGGACGCCTCCGCGGCGGGCTTGCCGTCCGTCCCCAGCATCGCCGGGTCGATCCCGTGCTCGCGGAACAGCGCAGCCGCCTCGTCCTCGGTCAGGTCCACCACCTCTCCGCAGCAGGCGCAAATTGTGCACCATCCGCAACCGTAGACCTGCCCCACTTTTGAGTCGGGCTCCCCCTCCGCGACCTCCGGCACCTCGTCCTCGGGTACCTC